TGGGGTGCGATGCGTCCGTCGCTCATGCGACGTGCGATACTTGGCAAGCAGCGTTGCGCCCAGCTTGTGATGATGACGCTTGCTAACTTCCCAGACCGCGAGCTCGTCGGCGCGGTGCCCGGCTCGGCGTATGAGAGGCAGCAGAAGCGGACGCTCGCTGCTCGCGTTGAAGCCAAGTACCGGAAGGACGCTCCTCCGACGCACGGCACATACGGAGCGGTGTTTCTGTCGATCGTTCTGGCATGGGCGATCAAGGCGATCGTGGAATACCTGATTGACCAGTGGCTCAAGAAGCATTTTTCGATGGACGACATTCGCCGCGAATACGGATGGAAATGATGACAGACGAATCAAAGCCAGCGGCTGGAACGTACGAGTTTTTCTTAGGCATTGCCGACCGTTTTGGCGTGCCGTGTCTCATCCTCGCTGCCGTGCTGTGGATGGTTCGTGACGCTGGTATTGCGTTGCACACAACGGTGCTGCAGCCAGTGGTGCAGTCGCACACAAAGTTTCTCGACGCCACGCAAGAGACGCTCAAGGAGATTGGCAAGACGCAAGACAAGCAAGCCGACACGCTGCAGGAGCTGGCAACCGGACAGCGAGACATACAGCACGCGGTGTCGCGTATCCCGCAATCAGGCACGCAGAACTGATGCCCAACAAGGTGCCGATGTTCACGGTGCAACGTCGTCCGCGAGCGAAGCGGATTGACCGACGCCCGTCAGCAGCGGAGCGAGGCTACTGCGATGCGAAGCACAAGGCGTGGCGGGTCGCGGTGTTGAACCGCGATGCGTGGCAATGTAGAGCGTGCGGGAGGGTCTGCGGCAGCAAGCGTGAAGCACACGCTGACCACATTAGCCCGGTTGTCGTGGGCACTGACCACTGCGAGGACGGGCGTTCTCGCTACGACTTGACAGGTGGGCAATGCTTGTGCGTGGCGTGTCACGGACGCAAGACAGAGGCCGAGACGAGGAGCAGACGTTGACGAACACTCCCTGTGGGGAGGGGGGGGTCAAAATCATGACCGACCCGCGAACATAAACCCCTAGCTTACCCACAGCGAGCGTGCCTGCGTTTTTTTGACCCCCGAGGGGTGAAGGCGAGGGTTTTTTAAATGGGCAAACGCGGACGCGCTCCCCAGCCAACAAAACTTAAGGTTCTGCGCGGCAATCCCGGCTGTCGGCCCCTGAACAAGAACGAGCCGCAACCGCCTGGCGATGACGGCGAGCCAGATCCGATTCTCTCAGGCGACGCTCTGGCGAAATGGACCGAAACCGTTCCGGTTCTTCGAGATATGGGCGTGTGGACTCGCGCGGATCGCGGCGCGTGGATGCGGTACTGCGTGCTCTACGAAACCTTCGTGCGAAACAAGCGGCTGGTCGACGAGCACGGCGACGTCATGCAGATGACAACGCAGAACGGAACTCCGTACTTGCAAGTCTCGCCATACTCAACGCAGATGTTCGCGGCTGCAAGAGATATGCTGCGAATTGAGACACAGTTTGGCTTGACGCCGTCAAGCCGTTCCCAAGTCAAGCTGTCACAAAAGGCAGAAGATGACCCGTTTGAAGCGTTTGTCAAAAGCGGACGCAGTCGCCCAGGGGCTTGACTACTACTTCGACAAAGAGGCGGCGGCGAGGCCCGTGCGGTTCTTTGAGACGTTCTTGCATCACAGCAAGGGCAAGTGGGCGGGCCAGCCGTTTAAGCTCCTTGAGTGGCAGAAGGTGGATATTGTCGAGGAGTTGTTTGGGTGGCTTCGAGTCAAGGACGACCTGCGACGGTATCGCCTGGCGTACATCGAGGTGCCCAAAAAAAACGGTGTCTTGGCCCTCGCAGCGTGGTAGCTGCGAGGGCCAAGACATCACGGCAAATCTACACTGCTGTCTGGAATCGGGTTGTATCTCCTGGTGGCAGACGGCGAGCGTGGAAGCGAGGTTTATTCGTGCGCTGCCGACCGTGCTCAGGCGTCTATCTGCTACCGAGAGGCTGCTGAGTGCGTGCGACAGAGTCCGCACTTGGCGAAGCGACTTGAGGTGATTGAGTCGCGGAAGACGATCACGTATTTGTCCACCGCGAGTGTTTACCGCGTGCTATCCGCCGATGGGTTTCGCGCGGAGGGCTTGAATATCCACGGGCTGCTATTTGACGAGTTGCACGCTCAGAGGGATCGGCGTCTGTTTGACGCTTTGCGGTATGGCGGTGCCGCAAGAGACCAGCCATTGCTGTGCTCAATCACGACGGCTGGCTACGACCGAAACTCCATCTGCTACGAGCAAAGGCAATACGCCGAGCGTGTTGCCGCAGATTGGACAGTTGATCCGACGTTTTTTTCTTACATACGCTGTGCGACGTTGGCGGACGATTGGAAGTCGCCACAGACTTGGAAGAAAGCAAACCCTTCGTTCGGAATCACGATCAACGAGGATGACTTTGCCGCAGAAGCAAAAGAGGCGGCAAACTCAACCAGCAAGCTGAACGCATTTTTGCGATACCGTCTCAATGTCTGGACGCAACAGGACACCCGCTGGCTCAAGCCAGAGTTGTGGTCTGCCTGCTCGCTGCCACCGACCGAGCCGCTTGACGGCAAGCCGTGCTGGGTGGGCCTCGACTTGGCGTGGTCGCAAGATACGTCTGCGATGGTTGCTGTGTTTCCAGTCGCTGATGGCGGCGTTGACGTGCTGGCAAAGTTCTACATACCGGCCGACATGATGGAGGATCGTGAGCGACGAGATCGCTTTGCCTATTCACAATTTGTCCGTGAGGGTCATATTGTCGCCACGCCTGGCAACGTGACCGACTACGACTTCATTAAGCGTGACGTGGAGGAGTTCTGCCAGAAGTATCAAGTGCGGATGGTGGCGGTTGACCCGTACAACGCAACGCACTTGAGCAATCAACTCGACGGCTTGGGCATCCCGGTCAAGCGATACCCGCAGGGGTTCGCCGGAATGAACGCTCCGGGTCGTCAGCTAGAGTCGATGCTGGCAAACGGCAAGATTCGTCATCAGTCGCCGGTGCTGGATTGGCAAAGCAACAACGTCGCAGTGAGGCAGAACGCAGAGGGATTAATACGACCGCTCAAGCCGAAGCAAAACAGTGGCGAGCGAGTGGACGGCATCATCGCACTGGTCATGGCGATCGGTGCTTGGATCGGTGAAGAACAGAAACCGCCAGCACCAGAACCGCAGATCATTCTCCTATGAGCCTTGAATCCGAAATCAAGTCCGGCATCTACGACATCACGCCCGAGCGGCGGTTCTTCGGCTCGCTGCTCGACGACGACTACGGATTTTCACGCGGCGCTTCCGCTGGTGTCAGAGTCACCAGCGACAACGCCTTGCAGACCTCGACGGTCGTGCTGGCCTGCGTTCGCGTGCTCTCAGAGACGGTCGCCAGCCTGCCGCTTCACCTCTACGAACGGCTTCCAGACGGTAGCCGCGTGCGATGCCCTGGCTGGCTGGATCACCTTCTCAGCGTTGAGCCAAACTCGTGGCAGACTTCGTTTGAGTGGCTTGAGACGTCGATGATTCATTTGTGCCTGTGGGGTGCATGCTACTCAGAGATTGTTCCCGGCCCAGCTGGTGCGGTGTCTGAGTTGATTCCGCTGCACCCGAGCAGGATGAAGGCCGAGCGGATCGAAAACGGTCGGCTACGATTCACATACACCGAGCCGACCGGACAAAAGACGATCTACTCGCAGGATCAGATTTTCCGCGTGACGTGGTTTTCATCGGACGGTATCAACCCCAGTATCCCGATTGACCTGGGCAAGGAGGCAATCGGGCTGGCTCGTGCCTGCGAACTGCACGGTGCGAGGTACTTCGGCAACGGCGCGCGCCCAGGCGTTGTGCTTGAGACCGAGGGCAACATGGCTCCCGAGGCTGCGGAGCGGCTACGAGAGAATTGGGAGCGTCTTCATCGCGGGCCAGACAAGTCGAGTAAGACCGCTGTGCTGACCGGCGGGCTGAAGGCTCACGAGCTTGGCTCAACCAATACGGATAGTCAGTTTCTGGAGGCTCGCCGTTTTCAGACCGAAGAGATATGCAGGCTTTACCGCGTTCCGCCGCACATGATTCAAGACCTGACGCGAGCGACCTACAGCAACATCGAGCAGCAGAGCATTGATTTCCTGCAATACTCGATTCTCCCTTGGCTGCGACGGTTTGAAAAAGCAATCGCCCGCGATTTGATCGCGCAGCCGGTTGGCTACTTTGCGGCGTTCGATACGTCGCACTTGCTGCGTGGCGATGCTGCCGCCAGGTCGGCGTACTACTCGTCGGGGCTGGATCGCGGAATCTTTTCGATCAACGAAGTGCGTGCGATGGAGAACCTCAATCCCATCGACGGCGGTGACGTGCACTACTTCCCGCTGAACATGACGACGGTCGAGAAAATGGCGCAGGAGTCGCTGACTCCGTCGCCCGCTGGTGGCGAGACTGCACCAATGAGCGAGGCCACGCAGGCTGTTGAATCGCAGCTGAACGGCTCGCAAGTTCAGTCGCTCCTGCAAGTGCTCGCAAACATTCCGACAGGACTGCTCACTAAAGACGGTGCCGTCGCCGTCGTCGAGGCAGCTTTCCCGCAGCTAACGCACGACCAAGTAGTTGGCATCGTCAGCGGAGTGAACTTGAACGCTCAACCGGAGCCTGTTGTAAATGCCGTATGACGAGATTGACTTCACGCCGCCGGATGGCGTGAGATCCGAAGCTAAGAAGGGCTTGGAGTGGCGAAAGAAGTTCAATCGTGGCGGCACAGCAGTCGGCGTGGCTCGCGCTCGCGATTTGTCGAATGGCAAGACTATCAGCGCAGATACAGCGAGGCGGATGGCGAGCTACTTTGCTCGGCACGAGGTGGACAAGAAGGGGATGGGCGTTGTGGGGCGGTGACGCCGGGAAGTCGTGGAGTTCAAAACTAGTCAGACAAATGGACGCAGCCGACACGGACAGGAGTGCAGCGATGGAGAATAGCAACATTGAGAGACGGTTCGTGGCCGTCGAGCAGGAAGGCTTGGAGATGCCGCTTCTTCGTGTTGAGCGGCGCGCCGCATTCGAGGGCAGCGATGAGAAGACCGCCTACATCGTTGGCTACGCTGCTCGCTTTGGCGTCGATTCGCTGGACGGTGCGGTTGGTGAGTTCACCGAGCGAATCGACCCAGGTGCGTTCGCCGTCGTCTCCGAGCGGCGCGGCCGCAAAAACCCGCTGATGACGCGGGCGTTGTTCAACCACGACAGCAATATGCCGTTGGCTCGCTATCCAGACACGCTCAAGCTAAGCGTTGACGACATCGGCCTGCGATATGAGTTCCCGGTGCCAGCCACGACCTACGGGCAGGATTTGCTCGCGCTGGTCGAAGGCGGGATCGTGCGTGGAAGTTCGTTCGCGTTCACGATCGCCCGAGATGGTGAGCAGTGGAGCGTTGACGAGAACGGGCGGCATATCCGCACGATCACTCGTGTGGGAGAACTGTTTGACGTTGGTCCCGTGACGTACCCTGCGTATGGCGATGGCGGCCTGACCGTAGCAAGGCGGTCGTTTGATATGCAGTCGGGGCAAGCCAAGCAGCGAGCCGAGGCCAGCGAGAAGCTGCTGCAACGGGTGGCTGAGATCAAGGCTAGACGCGCTGACCTCACGGAGTGGCTCAAGGCTAATGCTGCACGCTAAAAAGCGATCCGGCGATACATGCGAGTGCGGCGAGGGTCGCATGAGGACGATCACCAGCAAGCCTCGCGGCGAATTTCAGCTTCGCTACCTTGAGTGCAAGCTGTGCGGCGTGCGATGCCGCTGCATCGTGAGAGCCGCCGACATCCGCAAGCGTTCTACATAGAACGCATTGCAGCGACGGGTTTGACGTTTCCTCCTACGTTCGATGGCAGAGGCGTTGTTGCCTTTGCACGAATCACTTGGAGGTTTCTTCTCATGGCCGACCCAATGCCCGTCGATCCCGCCGCCGATGTCGTCGCTGACGGCAAGCAGGTCAAGATGCTGCTCGACACCCTCGCCAGCGTGCTGGCTGAGATGGGCGTTCTGGGCGACGAAGGCGAAGCCGAGTCCGTCGAGACCGAGACGGAAGTCGCATCGGCCGAGCGGACTGCCAAGCAGGAAGAGCTGCTCAAGCGAGCCGAGGGTCTCAAGAGCCAGATCGAGCGGCTCCGCAAGATCGCTGCCAAGGAACTCGAACTGCGTGCGGTTTTGAACCGTGCCGCTCCCGCCCCTGCCCCGGTCGTCGTCAAGGCTGACGCGGCCACCATCACCGAGGAAAAGTCCATGCCCAACTTCGCTGTCCCGCGTGTCTCGCATGTTCGTGGCTTCCGCCCCGGTGCCGACGTTGGCGAGCGGGCCTACAAGGCTGGTCAGTTCTTCCGCTCCGCGTTCGGTGATACCGAGGCCAAGCGGTGGATCAGCGACAACGCTCCCGAGTACCGGGCGCAGGGCTACACCACCGACACGCTCGGCGGCAATCTGCTTCCGGCTCCTGTGCTGGACGAGGTCATCGTGCTGGTCAACCAGTTCGGCCAGTTTGTGCCAAACGTCCGCAGCGTGACCATGACCGCCGAGACGCTTTCGATTCCGAAGCGTTCGGGCGGGCTGACCGGCTACTGGGTTTCGGAAAATAATACGATCAGCGATTCCAACGCATCGTGGTCGCGTGTCAACCTCGTCGCCAAGAAGCTCGCCGTGTCGAATCGGCTCAGCAACGAAATCTTGGCCGACTCGATCATCGACCTGTCGTCGTACATCGTGACCGAAATCGGCCGGGCGTTCGCGCAAACCACCGACCTTGCTGGGTTCCTCGGTGACGGCACCGCGACCTACGGCGGAATCACGGGCGTGGTCAAGGCGTTGTCCACGAAGTACGACAACGCGGGTAACGTCTCGACCGGCAACGGCGGCACGGCTCTCAAGGGCATGTACCAGAGTGCCGCTGCGACGAGTTTCGAGACGCTCTCCATCACGGACTTCACGACCGCGATGGCGGCTCTCCCGCTCTACGCCCGTGCGAATGCCAAGTGGTTCATCTCGCCCGCCGGTTTCGCGGCGTCGATGCAGCGGCTCGCTCTCACCAGCGGCAGCGGCACCGGCCTTGCGGGCGGCAACAGCCAGAACGACGTGCAGAACGCACTCGGCCTGCGTTTCATGGGCTATCCGGTTGTGCTGGTCAACGTGCTTGACTCGACGCTTGGCACCGACAACAGCAAGGTGAAGGTGCTGTTCGGTGACCTTGAACTCGGTGCCATCTACGGCGACCGCAAGGCCATGACGATTCGCACCAGCACCGAGCGGTACGCCGAGCTCGACCAGACCCTCATGGTCGCCGTGAATCGGTTTGACATCGCCGTCCACGGCACTGGCTCGACCTCCGAGGTCGGTGCGATCGTGGCGATGCAAACCAAGGCTGCCTGATGCCTCGCATCACTGCTGTGACAACTTCGGTAGGGTATGCCGATCTTCAACGGCATACCCTACCGTCATTATGTGAGTTCGCAGATCGAGTAATTGTCGTCACTGCCCCAGGCGACGAAGCTATATCGCTAGCGGCTGAGTGCGGTGCGGATGCAATCGTAAGTGCAGCCGTGAGGGACCGCGGGGCGTTGTTCAACAAGTCGGCGTTGGTACGGCTCGGCCAAGAGGCGGCGGATAATGGAGCGGATGACTGGCTGCTGCTGATTGACGCCGACACGCTCATTGACCCGTCTCAGCGGTACGCCTGCAACTTTCATTTGCGTGACGCAACGGCACTTTACACGTGCGTTCGGCACACGGCACAGACGCAACAAGACTTAGAAAGCAAGCAGTGGACGAGCGACAGCACGGTGGGGCTGGGGTATTTTCAACTGTACAACCCGCACGGTTCTGGCAACCCGCTGTACGCCGAGTGGTCTCTGGATGCATCGGCTTGTGACATGGAGTTCAAGGCTTTGTTTCCGCAGCCCGTCGTGCTGCCGTTCTCTGTGATTCACCTCGGCCCGGCTGGCGTGAACTGGTACGGGCGAATGTCACCGAGATGGGGCTAGTTCATGCAATACAACAACCTAGTCTTCACCAACTACTATCTTGGCGAAACTGGACGGCGGTATCGCTCGCTGCAACGGATCGTCCAGCCCATCGTTGAGCCTGTTTCGCTCGCGGAACTCAAGGCACACGTGCGCGTCGAGACTGAGGACGAGGACGATTATCTGCTCGGCCTCATCATGGCGGCGAGGCAGTATTGCGAGACACGCATCGAGCGGTGTTTCGTAGACACGCGGCTGGAAATGAAGCTGGACACGTTTCCTGTCGGCATCGAGCTACCGCTGCCAATGCCGCCGTTCTCGCCTACGGCAGGACGGCAGTCGATTGAGGTGAACTACCTCGACGTGACGCTGCAAGAGCTTGCCGTCACCGAGGCCGTGCCGGTCATCACAAGTCAGCCCGGCACGTTCCTTGCCCAGCGAGCCAGCGTGCCCGCAGTGCTGACGCCTAACGTAAACGGCTACTGGCCAGTGACTGGGCCGATCAGAGCAGCCGTCACGATTCGCTGGTGGGCCGGATACGGCGATTCGGGGCGATCGGTGCCCAAACCCATTAGGCACGCCATCCTCATGCTAGCGGCTCACTGGTACGGTCAGCGAGAGGCCGTGAGCATGAACGGCAGCGCAGCGTCGGTTCCTTTTGGCGTGGATGAACTTCTCTCAATGTTCTCTTGGGGGAGCTATGCCTAACGCAAATGCCCGCGTATCTGTTGCACTAACGGCTCAGGTGCGGGACGACGGGGTGTTTCCAAGCTGCCAGACGTACCCAGCGTCGTTTGAGCGGTACTTGACAAGCGGCGCGGTCAGTGTGGTCTACGCCGTGACCGGCACCGTAGGGGCAACGGCGACGACGCTGCCGGTGGCATCTTCGTTGAGCCGGGTGAAACTCTGGTACGTCGAGAACCTTTCGACATCGGGATCGACCGCTGACGTGACTGTTGCCGGTGCCCCTGTGGTTGGCACTGTGCCGCGAGGGCAAATCGTCCTGGCCACAAACGACGCGACCGGCTGGACAGCCGCAGCCGTCACGATCACCGGCACTGCCGGAACTCCGTACAAGATCATCGCACTGGGGAACTAGTGGCACTCAACGCCGGGACGCTGCGCCGCCGCGTAACCATCGAAAAGCTGAGCGAGCAGTCGCTCAATGCCTACGGCGAGAGCGTGCAGACATCCGACCAGTGGATTGCCGTGCGGACTGTATGGGCTGGCGTCATGGCAATCACCGCTCGTGAGGCAGTTCAAAGTGATCGCACGCAGACGAGCATTAGCTACAAGGTGCGACTGCGAACTCAAAAAGACCTGACGACTAAGCATCGTCTGCGATGGCAGGGCGGAATCCTCAATATTCAAAGCATCTTGCTTCGAGGCGACCGCTTTGAAGAGCAAGAGGTGCTTTGTGCGGAGCAGGTGGACTAATGGCGAGACGAGCCGTCGGCGGCTTTGACGGAACCAAGTCAAACTCCATTCGGATGGAGGGTGCTGACAATGTGGTTGCGAAGTTGCAATCACTTCCAGAGGCCATCTCTGGTGGCTACCTCCGAGATGCGATTAAGGCTGGACTTGCCCCCGTCGAGGCGGCATTGCTTGCCAACACGCCGCTCGGCCCAACTGGCAACCTCAAGGCGTCTGTCGGCAGTGCCGTTCGCTACTACCGTGGGTCAATGGTCGCTTTCGGCGTCGTTGGCTACAAGCGAGCGGTATCCAAAAACACCGCCGACAATAAGGGTTACCACTCGCATTTTGTGGAGTTTGGAACTGCGGATCGAGTTCCAACACACGGGCCGTTTTTGTCCTCGTTCGGGATTCGCGATTGGCGGCCAGCTGGGTGGAAGGGCGACAAGTCGTGGCCGATGGTCGCTCGCCGCGTGCGAGGAGCGAGATCGCTTCATCCACTGGGAAACGCCTACTCTGCGACAAGCAGCCAAGCCCGCGACATCATCGCCCGCGAGATGGCCGCTGGTCTTGAAAAGGCGCAAGCCGAAGGGGGTATCTGATGCAACAAGACGTTCCTGAGAAGTGGGTGCATTGGAAGCTGACCAGCGACCCTCGCACGGCTAGCCTGTTCGACTTCCGCGTCTACCCGATCATTGCGCCGCAGGGGGCGACCAAGGCCGACAATGGAGGCGTGCTGACATTTGCCGTGTTCCGGCGGCTGTCTGCCAACCGTGACAGTAGGTCGCTTGCGGTAGGCCCAGAGGAGGAGGCGGTTGCGTACACGATCCAGGTGGACTCATACGCAGAAAGCTATGCCGCTGTCCGCGAGGCGGCAAACACCGTCACCAGCGTTCTACACGGAGCGACGGAAGCAATCTGGGGCAGTAACGTACTAAGTAGCCTGCTGAGAACAGAGCAGGACGACATTGTGGTGCCGGTGGACGGCAAGGCCATGCCGATTTATTCGGTCGGCCAGCAGTACGAGATCCGAGTCACCTCGACGTTCTAGGAGCAGGGATGCCAACCGATCCAACCAGCACAGTTGCTTCCTCGCAAGGCACTGGAAACTTCACTTTCAACGGTGCGTCGTACAAGATTACTTCGCTTGAAGTGTCGGCGACTGCTGCTCAGGCCGACGTGTCGCACCTTGGCACCGCCCAAGGAACCTCCCGAATCTTTCGCAAGTCTCCGTTGTCGGATTCACCGGAAGTGAAAATTGATTTCATCGGCAACTCGCTTCCGGCTGTTGGCACCAAGGCCGCGTTTGTGCTGACCGGAAACTTTGGGTCTACGAAAGCAAGTGACTGCACGAAGGCTATCTGCACGCAAGCGAGCCTCAAGGCGGCTGTCGGGGAAATCGTCAAAGGCTCTGCGTCATTTAAGCTCTCCAAGTCTTGATAGGTACATCAAATGCCAACCACTCCAACGATCACGTCCAGTCAGGGTTCAACGCTGTCGTTCGGCGGCTCTATCGGGCATATCACTGCCATCGACGTGAGCCGCGCCGCTGGAACGATCGACACCAGCGACCTGACGCTCGCTGACGGTGACCCGCGATCCTACGAGCCTGCCCAGCTGCTTGACGGCGATGAGGTCAAGGTTGAGGCTCTTTACTCGACTGCCGAGTCATACCCGCAGATCGGTGCGTCAGGCTCACTCAGTACGTCAGTCGGCACGCTTTCCGGCACTGCCGTGTGCACTGCGTCTAGCGTAAAGTACGCCGTGGGTGAAGTCGTGAAGTTGTCCATGACTTTCAAGCTCGGCGGAACCCCTGACTGATAGGGGCTGCTGATGTCTGTCACGTCGTCGCAGGGAACGTCCGTATCGTTCGCTGGCGTTACGCTTGGCAAAATTGTTGGCGTTAACGGATCGTTTTCGACCGCTGCGAAAGAGATTCGCGCGTTGTCGCCAAACGTCACTCAGGACACAGGGCAGTACCTTTCCATCTACGAGAAGACAACGTGCGACCAGACGGTTGAGCTAGAAGCTATCGCTGGCTCGTTCAACCTTGCGACTGTGGGGACAAAAGGCAGGTTGTCTGTCATCGGCACAGGCTGGTCGTTCACGTTTGGCACTGCTTACCTTGAGAACATCAAGCTGACGGCAAAAGTTGGCGACGTGCTTAGAGTGAGCTACTCGTTCAAGCGTAGTTATCAATAAACCAAAGGAGCATTTCATGCTGCTGACCAAAGAACAGATTCTCAACGCCGACGACCGGGCCTCCATCGAAACCAACGTGCCCGAATGGGGCGGTAGCGTGTACGTCCGCGTAATGAGCGGTACGGAGCGGGAGTCGTTTGAGCGCGAGTGGACTAGCACCGAAGAGAAGCTGCTTCCGCAGTACAAGGTCAAGCTCTTGCGTCGGTGCCTGTGTGATGACAAGGGCGAGACGCTGTTCAGCAACGAAGACCTTGCCGCCCTCGGAGAGAAGAACGCGCTTGTGCTGGATCGGTTGTTTCAAGAGTGCATGAAGTTGAACGGCTTCCAGAAGGACTCGGTGGAGGAAGCAGCAAAAAACTAGACCGCCCTCCGCGAGAGGGCATGCTCTCAAAAAAGTTCTATCACCGCCTGGCTCTTGCAATGGGTCGGTCAGTGAAGGAACTGCTGGCGACGGTTGACAGCCAGGAGCTTGTGGATTGGGCGGCGTACTACATCCACGAGCCGTGGGGCATGGAGTGGATGCAGGCGGCAAGGATTGCGACGACGATTGCGTGGAGTGCCGGTGCCAAAGACCTTGACGAACGCACTTTTTTGCCGGTGTATTACGACAGGCCGATGACAGACGACCAAATCAAGCGCGAGCTTGAAAAACTCGGCGGATTGTTCCAGCCCAAGGACGGGTGACAATGGCAGACGCGATCGGAAACGTGCGAGTATCGTTTACGGCGTCTGCCGCAGGCATCCGTTCTGCCGTCAACGAAAGCGTTGAGGCGATGGGCGCGATGCGTGATTCAGTTATGCAGTCGTCAGTGGCGCAGCAGCGAAATAGTCAGGCGGTTGCATCCGGCGCGGCAGCAATGAGAGAGGCTGCAAAGATTGCCAGAGACGTGCGCACGCCAGCCGAAGCGTACGCAGACACGGTTGCCAAGCTAAACACCTACTTGAGCCGTGGGCTGCTCACGCAGGAAGTCTACACGCGAGCCGTCGCAAAGGCGCAGGCTCAGATGGACGCGGTAACGAAGTCTGCGACGGGAGTAACCACGTCCGCAAGGCAGATTGAGGAAGTCTCATCATCGGCATCCTCGGCTGTTGACAGGATCGCAGAATCCTTTCGCAACGTCGCCTCATCGGTGGACTCCGTTGCAAGTGCTGGCTACTCTGTCGTTCGCCTTGGTGAACAGATAGCAGGCGTTGTTGGTGCGTGGAAGCTCTACAAGGCCGCAACCACTTCTTTGAGTGCACCAGACGGGCTGCTTCGTATTGCGTTGGGGCTGTCTCGCACGATTGCCGTAATCAAAGTGGCCGAGGCTTCGTTCTCGGCGTTTGGCGTTGATGTGAGCGGCGTTGCAGACGTTGCCACCAAGGCAAGCGTGGCGATGGCGTTGTTCAAAGCCACTGGAGCGGCTGGAATCTCGACGGCGGGGATTGCCGCGTATGCCACACAGCTAAACGCCACTTTTGGGATCACTACCGCATTTACTGCTGTTTTGACGAGGCTAGGCGTCTCGGCAGCTACGCAGGCGGCTGGGTTCGGCGTGCTGTCTGCCGGGGGGACGGCACTCGGCGGCGTGCTGGCGAGGCTGGCGGCGTTTTCCGTCCCCGGTTTTGGGCAGCTTGCGGCTGCTGTGTACCTGACAGGGAAAGCGTTCTTTTCATCGCGTGACTCTGCAAACGAAATGGCGACGAGCGTTGCCGCGTTGAACGCTGAGGCTGCGCAGCTTGGGACGACGTTCCAAGATTTGCAAATCCAAAAGGCTCTCGACGCTGGCAGAACAAGAGACGAAGTCGCAAAGCTCGGGCTGGCTTTGTCGTCTCTGGATGCCAAGTCATTTGACGATCTTGCGTTTGCAAACGAGCGTGCCGCCAAGTCCTCATCAGACCTCAAGGCTGCTGTGGCTGCGACCGGGGCATCGATTGCCGGTGCATTCACTGGGGCGTTCGCCGGTATCAGCGACGGGGTGGCGTCGCTTACAGCTGGCTTCGCTGATTTTGTTTCAGGAATCAACGCAATCATAGACCCTATCGCCTCGGTGCTGCGACCAATTGGAACTCTGTTCGGCGCAGTGGCGCAAGGAGTGTTGCAACTCGCTGGAACGTTTCTGTCTGCCAGCGGGGCCGTCTTGCGTTTTGGGGGCATCCTTCTAAATCTGGCGTTGTCTCCGTTTATTGTCGGCCTTAACAACCTTGCCGACCTAATCCGCTCTGCCGTAGGGGCGGCTTTTGACTATATCGGCGGCAAGATTGCTGCGTTTCAGTCGCAACTCACGCAACTGCAAAACTTGTTGGCACAGATCCCTGTGATCGGCAAGGCGTTTGCCTCGTCTCAAGGGGGCAACGCTGGAAACGCCAAGCAAGTCAGCCCCGCTGGAGACTCAGCAGAAAAAGCAGCAGCCGCCGCCGAGGCAATGAAAGAAGCTGCCAGAGAGGAGGAGCAGGCACAGAAAAGCATTACGGACGCTATTCGCTCACAAAAGTCTGCCTTGTCCTCGTCTATCGACAAAGCATCGGAGTTTGGGCAGGCTGGTTTTGATGCTGCGGTGAAGTACCAGCAAGAACTGCGCCGCCTGGAGTCGCAGTTGCAAGACGGCATTCTTAACGAGACTTCTTTTGGAGACGCTGCAAAGCAGGCCAAGTCAGCGTTTGACTCGCAGTTGAAGTCCATCGAGGACCGCAACCGTGCGGCCGAGGAAATCACGAAGGAGCTTCAGAAATCTACTTCGGCTGGTGCCTCGCTTGGTGCCGCTGCTGACCCAATCCGCGCCCAGTTTGCGTCAGCCGCCGAGCAGATCAAGAAGGATATGCAGGCCGGATTGATCTCGCCAGAGGATGCAAAGGCGCGGATGGGCGAAGCCGTCGATGCGATGAACGACGAACTCAAGCGGCTGGGCGAGGATCAGAAGTTTGCCGAAAAGATACGCGACTCGCTCAAGAGCGAGATAGACAAAGTCAACGAAGAACTCGCAGCCATTGACAAGAACCAGACGCTTACCGACGACGAGAAAGACAAAGCGAAGGCAAGGGTGCGAGAGAAGGCTGCGGAAAACCTTCCCGGCAAGACATCGCAAGACGCCTCGGACAAGTTCCGCGAGGCTCAAGAAAAACTGCGAGACGCACTCGACGCTGGCATCATTGATCCAACTCAGTTCCGTGAGCGGATGGGCAACATCCGTCAAGAGCTTGAAGACTCTGTTGCGGACGCGAAGGACAAGCAAGAACGCAACGCTGGGCCAGACCGCCGTGCGGTGGGTGCTGCCGAGGTCAACTCCAGCGAGGGTGCCAGCACGTTCTTCCGCCTGCTGCGAGGCCAGGACGACCCGACCAAGAAGCAACTCAAGGAAATGGAAAAGCAAACGCGATTGCTCGCGAAGGTGGCTGACGATCTCGCCGACGCGGAGGTTGTGAATATATGAGTGTCATCGCATGGCGCGAGGTGATCGACGGGCGTGGTGCCACGCAGAGGTTCGCAGAGAACGTCAAGTGCAAGCGGACGTTCATCGCCACCGTCGACGACCCCACGACGCCGGTCTCGGAAATCAACAATAGCATCGGCGTGTCTTGGCTCGACCCGCACCCTGAGTTCCCTGCGGTGTACGTCACTGATATGTCGTGCCAGAACGACGGCGACCCGTTGCACTACAAAATTGAGTTCACCTACGACCTCATCAAGCCGGAAGACCGGGCTTCGATGCCGTGGGACCGCGCTGATAAGTTTTCATTTAGCGGAGGCACGACAACGGCTCCTGCTGTTGTTCATTACAACGAAGGGTTTGGCTCGCCTAAGTTAATTGTCAACACTGCTGGCGACCCGCTGGAAGGAGCCGAGCGAGAGTGTGCGGAGTGGCGTATTACCATCACTGGCAATCGGCAATCATTCCCATACTCGCTGGCAATGTCGTACATCAACGCAGTCAACAGCGACTCGTGGAGCGGCTTTCCTCCAGGCACGCTCAAGTGTCAGAGCATTAGCGGACAGCGTGACGTAGAGCAGGTCAACAATTCTGAAGTGCCGTACTGGCAAGTCTCCGTTGAGTTGGCCTACCGAGCCGAGGGCTGGGCGTTGAAGCTGTGGGACGTTGGCTACAACGAACTCAAGAGTGGCAGTCGGCAGAAGATTCTCGACAAGCTGAAAGAGCCCGTCAGCGAACCTGTCGCGTTGAGCAACGGCGTTGCCAAGACCGCAGGCCAGCCGCCAGACATGCTGACGTTCAAGGTGTACCGCGAGGCGTCGTACTCTGGCGTCTTCACACAACTCCCGTCGTGACGCATGGCATCCCGCGACAAAGCCAACAAATCAAAGGGCGTCACGTTCACGCATGACGCCGCCAAGGCTATTGCCGACACTGTCCGCACCGTGCAAAGCGGCGATAGAAAGCAGGTCGGCATTCGCGGCAGCGGTAGTGCTTACGCATCGTCGCACTACCTGAGTAAAACCACTGAGGCGTGGGCAAAGGGAAGCAGCCAGACGCTGACTATCTACGTTGGCGACCCCGGCAGCGAATCAGCGTCGACCGGCAACACGGTCACGGCATGGAACAAGCACGACGATGTGGCGTCGGATGAATGGGTGCTACTTGCCCGCGCTAACGCCACGTTCTACCTCGTTGGTGGTGCTGGGAGCAGCGTAAAACGTGGAACTTTTACAGGAGCGTGGGGCAAGGATTCTACTGCCACAGTATCTGATGCCACGGCTGCTGGCGTTACCTATTCAGCGAAAAACTACCTAACGTCTGTCAGCGGTAGCGGATCTCACGATTGCATCATTGCTCGCGTTGGGTCTGAGTGGGTGCTTGTGTCGTTTGATCTACTGCAACTCGACGGCTACAGCAGCGGGAAGACGCAAGTTCTTGGCACCGCATCTGGCTCTCTCAAGTGGATTGACACCACGGCCTGCACCTAATGACGCTAGCAACCAAGAACGGCGCGGTCATCTTGAAGGCGGGCAAGCTCGCAGAGAACTGCGGGTGCTGCGTAGATCCTAGCACTCCGGTGTGCAAGCAATATACGTTTTCCGTCGATTGGGGACAGTTTGGCGGCTTTCGTCCGCTCGCCCCCTGCTACAAAGACGACGCAATGTTTGGCGCACAAACTGTGTCAGTGCCGGATAGTATCTCGTTGCCAGCCAGTGTGACGATAACCGGCTACGCGGACGACGACCTCGCCGTGAACGGGAAGTCCGTTAGCCTTTCGCAGTGTCGTCAAAGCGGTGCAGTTAGCGCGAGCCTTTGCCTCAACGAGCAGTCGTTTGAGATTGCAGCTATCGACAATTTTGGCTGGCTCGCAAACTACGACGTGAATGTTTGTTTTTCTCCTAACCTGCAAGGCGCGTGCTGCGAAGGCACGACGTGCACGGTCAAGCCAGCGTGCGAATGCCAAGGAACGGGGCAGACGTTCAAGGGTGTGGGAACGACGTGCGCGACGAATCCGTGTGGATGCTGCAACGCGGATGGAACGCCGAAGCAGGGAAGCGGATGCGCACAGTGCTGGTGCTTCTGCGGAGATGGCGCGGCTGCATACCCACGATTCATCAATGTAACTTTGTCTGGCACCTATCAGATGTTTCGTCCAAAGTACGTTGCTGTCCCGGGTGGGTTTCAAGAAAGCGGAAGAGAATACAGAGACAAGTCGTTTTCGTGCAGCATAACTTTGTCTGCGATCTCTACTCCTTCACGTTCTAATTGTCCTGGCTGGACTTACGGAACAGGATCAGCACGCCTTCCGCTTGGGAACGGTGGTGCAACTGGCTACGTTCTCATTGACTACCCAACTTTTCCTTCAACAACATCAGCACAGTTTGGGGTGCGTGTTGAGATTGGCGACTTATCTGAGTTCTCTTCGTATTCAGATTGGAGGACGAGCGGCTTCTACATTCTCGGAAGTCAACTTCCGATTACATCCACTGGCGTTCAAAAGTCTGGAACTTGTTTCTCTGATATTGCCGGAAGCTTTACGGCAAGCCCAAACGGAGTTCCAAACGACACGGCGACGTTTGCAGTGGTCAATGGATCAATTGCAGGGCTGCAAGCATGAATGCTCTCTGTCAATGCGACCCCGTCACCAAACGCTGCACGGCCTGCGGAGTCGATGACTTCTTCTGCGGATCTGCCAGGGCGTGCCCGGCCCCGGCTGCGAAAATTACTGAGGCTCCACCCACCAACGGCCCCGGCACTGAGCTAAAGAAACTCCTTGCCCGCGTCGGCATCACCGCCACGCCTGACTGTGCCTGCAACGCTCATGCTGCCGAGATGGACCGTCAGGGGGTCGAGTGGTGCGAGTCCAACCTAGACACGATCGTCGGCTGGCTCCGCGAGCAGGCCGCTGCTCGCGGCCTGCCGTTCCTCGACGTGGCTGGCAGGTTGCTGGTGCGGCGGGCGATCGCCAATGCACGAAAGAGCGACGGTTAGTCCCACCGTTTCTATGCTCACGATATGGCTATTTTCGAGCAACTCCCCGGCACGCTGGACGTGTATTGCACAGTAGGAGACGAGGTGCCTCTGGCTCTCGACTTCGCTCGCAATATCACCGGCTACACCATAACCAGTGCGGTATACGTTTATTCGCAGACGGTTCCGACTTCCGGCGGCGAAGCCGTGCCGCAAGCTGGCGCAACGGTTTTTACTCCCTCTCTGACCATTGCTGATGCCACCACTGGCAAGGTGCTGTTTGGCTGCTCTGAGGCGCAAACGGCCATGCTTTCGCCGCTCGGCTCATACAGATGGTTCGTTCGGTGGGTAGTTGGTGGCGTGACTCGCACCGTTGTCAGTGGGGTTTTCCAAGTCTCCAATCCGTGACGCATGAGCGAGCCAATAACAGTTACGGTCACGTCGCTCGCACCGGATTCCGTAACGGTGAACGGAGCGTCGTCGCAGTCCGTTCAAATCCTCAACGGCGGCTCGGTCAATGTGCAGGTTGGCACCGTTGCTCCAAGCACGCCCACGATCGTTTCGGGCACGCTGGAAATCAACAGCGTGACGACGCTGACAGCGGGTTCTGCGGCATACGTCAAGAATGACCAGGGCACGGCCTACGCGGCCAAGCTCGACATCGGGATTCCGGCTGGCCCAGCAACTAGCGTAACCGTTGGAAAGACCACGACGCTTACGGCAGGCAGCAGCGCAACGGTAACCGGAACGGCGAGCGGCGGAAATCTGTCTCTGGCGTTTGGCATTCCTGCCGGTGCTGCTGGCACAAACGGCACGACGCCTGCGATCGCCGTGACGGCCACCACGCTTGCGGCTGGCAGTGCTGCTGTCGTCACAGCTACACCCAGCAACGGCGGCGCGAACGTCTTGCTGGCGTTTGGGATTCCTCGCGGTGCTGACGGTGCTTCCGGTTCTGGCGGCGGCTCCACCGTCTCGCTGTCCAACGCAACGCCATCCGCTCTCGGAACGGCCTCGGCTGGCACAAGCACGTCGGCCAGCCGTAGCGACCACGTTCACGCCACGCCGGTCATCAGCTACGCGAACCTGACCAACGTGCCCAGCACGTTTGCGCCATCGGCCCACACGCACGCCGTCAGCGACGTTACTGGGCTACAGGCTGCGCTGGACGGCAAGCAGGCGGCAGGCAACTACGCACCGCTCGTAAACAACCAAGTTCCGTCAGCCAACCTCCCGTCGTTCGTCGACGATGTCATCGAATACGCGAATCTCGCGGCATTCGCGTCCCCAGGCGAGGTCGGGAAGATTTTCGTTGCCCGCGACACGGGCAAAATCTATCGCTGGAGCGGTTCGGCATACATTGAGATTTCGCCGTCTCCAGGCTCGACGGATTCCGTCACCGAAGGCAGCACGAACCTTTACTACACCAACGCTCGTGCCTCGGCGGCTGCACCCGTGCAGTCGGTACAGTCGAGGACGGGGGCGGTCGTGCTGACAAAGAGCGACGTGGGGCTGTCAAATGTGACGAACGTCGATGCCACTCAGCGGTCCAACCACACCGGCACTCAGACGGCGTCGACCATCTCTGACTTTGCAGCCGAGGCAGCGAAATACGGGCCGGTCGTCAGCGTAGTAGGTCGCACGGGTGCGATCAGCCTTTCGACCTCGGACATCTCTGGCCTACAGACAGCCCTCAACGGCAAGCAAGCATCGGGCAACTACGTCACGTCGGTGAACGATCTTTACGGCGGCGTGAAACTTGCAGCCGGGACGAACATCGCCATCACGGCCTCGGGTCAGACAATCACGATTGCCTCGACAGGGATCGGCGCGAATGACGTTGTTGACGGCGGGTGGTATTACGGCGTCAGCGGTTATACGAAATCGATCACGATCACTACGGCACCAATTGATAAGACGGCTAGCAGTGGAGCAGTTTCGTTCACGGCAACTGCAATTGTGGAGCCCAGCGGAACACCGATTTATCAATGGCAAAAAAGCGATGCGAACAGCATCGTGGTTTCTGATGGCCTAATGCCGTCAAACGATCATTGGACGAGTGTGACTTATGGTGGCGGAACATTTGTAGCTATCACCTACTCCACCAGTATTTCAGCCGTCAGCACTGACGGACTCAACTGGACACAGAGTAATCTACCGAGTCGCGGGAACGGGACTTGGAGAGACGTTGCGTATGGAGGCGGCATATTTGTTGCCGTGACAGACTCCACGACAGCCGCCACAAGCACAGACGGAGTCAACTGGACTCAGCGGACGATGCCGAACCTCGGCGCTAGAAGCATCACATACGGTGGCGGCAAGTTTGTGGCTGTAGGTTTTACCGCAACCGACAACAACGTGGCTACAAGCACGAACGGCATCGACTGGACTGTTGGCACGCTCGGCAACAGCTACAGTAGCGTGACATATGGGGCGGGTGTGTTTGTGGCTGTGCGAGGAAGTGGCGCATACGCAGCCGTAAGCACAAACGGCATCGACTGGACTTCCACGGAAATGCCGCAAGCCGCGTTCTGGTCAGGGGTTGCATATGGAAACGGACTGTTTGTGGCTGTATCAAACAGTCCGGTGGCTGGCAATGAGGGTCTCCCTAGAGCCGCAGCCACAAGCACTGATGGCGTTCATTGGACAGCACGCCAAATGCCCGTCTCCAGTTACGGCTTTGAACAATGGTCAGACATTGCCTACGGGAACGGTTATTTTGTGGTAGTTGCGTCCACCGGATATTCGTCAGCCGTTAGCACAGATGGGATAAACTGGTCGTTAGTATCAATGCCCAGCGGCGTCACCGCCGAAAGCGTTACTTACGGCAGTGCGGGCAAGTTCGTCGCGGTGGAAAGCTCAAACAGTTCCGCCAATTCTTTGATCATTGAAGTCGGAGTTCCGTCTCTGTTTGCGAACATTTCAGGCGCATCTTCCCAGACTCTTTCTCTTTCTGGGTTAACTAAAGCGTCTGACAACGGCGACCGCTTCCGCGTCGTCGTGTCTGCGGCCGGTGCTGCGAGCGTAACAAGCAGGCCCGTAACACTCACGGTGCAGTAATGGTGACGCATGGCAAATAACGTACAACCAAAGCGAAGTTACTTACCAGGAGTCGTGCCGACATTAGCAGAACTTGGTTCGCATGAGTGCGCGATCAACTGGGCTGATAAAATTTTGTATGTCAAGGCAGACGACGGCGGGCTCACATCAATCGCGCTGGGCGGCTCTTCTACGTTGCCGACCGCAAGCAGCAACGTCCTCGGTGGCATCAAGGTTGGCTCTGGCCTAACGATCACGAATGGCGTGCTTGCCGCTACTGGCGGCGGCTCTGGCGGCTCCGCAAACATCGTCGAGGCGACAACGGCGGCGGGTTTCCCGGCGACGGGTAGTGCAGGAACCTTGTACCACGCGACTGATAGCAGCCGAATCTACTTTTACGACGCGAGCGGCGTTTACGTTGAAGTGGGCACGTCTGGTGGTGGCGGAAGCGGCTCGCTCTCGGCGACCGTGACGATCCCCGCGACTGGCGACCAATACTGGGACTCGACTGTTTTGTTGCTCAAGGGCGACGGGAACCTGACGGACAGTTCAAGCTATGGCCGCACGGTCACAAACTACGGAGCGGCGGCGAACGGCACGGCGAAGTTTGGCAGCAACTCGCTTTCATTCAGCGGGTCGTCGAGCTATCTACGGGCGGCGATCGGCACTGCATCTTCGCTGCCGGGTGATTTTACGATGGAGACGTGGGTGTATTTTAACGCCGCGCCGTCGTCGTTCGAGGGAGCCTATGGCGCGTGCATTATGGCGACTTATCCAGCGTCGGGAGGCTCTGGCGGTTGGGGGCTGCGCATCAACGGCACGTCAACCAGTTACACCACCATTAATCTCTACACGGGAACTACTGACCTCAACTGGACTGGCACGTTTGCTATTAACCAATGGCATCACGTCGCCGTCACCCGTTCCGGCTCAAGCATTCGGGCTTTTGTCGACGGAGTGCAGGCTGGGTCTACTGCGACGTGTAGCGACAACATGGATTCGTCTGGTGCAGACGTATGGGTCGGCAGGCTAAACGCCTCGCCGTATTTTTTTCAGTTGAACGGGCGGCTCGACGACCTGCGAATCACAAAAGGCGTGGCGCGTGCGTTCACGCCTCCAGTCGCCACCGCTGCAATTGGAACCTACACGGCACCGCAGACGCTGCCGGTGGTGTTCGACTCAAACATCTAAGGAGCGCTGATGGCACTAAGTTTCCCCGGCTCGCCCAGTACGGGCCAGCAGTCGCAGCAAAACGGCAGAACGTACACCTGGACCGGTTATGCGTGGGAGCTAGTCGCCTCAACGGCGATAGTATCCAGCGTGGCGGGCCGCACAGGGACGATAACGCTCACTGCCGCCGACGTGTCTGGCGTTGTCAGTAGCGTGGCCGGTCGCACCGGCACGGTGACGCTGACATCTGCCGACGTGTCTGGCGTCGTGCCGTCGACGACGACCGGCATCACGGGCGCAACCGCGATCACTAACATCGTATCGCTGACGCAGTCATCGTATGACGCGATCGGCAGCAAGAGCGCCACCACCCTCTACATCATCAGCGGGTAATTCGTGGCTATCAGGCTCGGCACAGCAACACCATCGACTTACAAGCTCGGCTCCGCGAGCGTGTCCAAGATTTATTTATGCACTACACAGGTGTGGCCCGTAGTCCCCGCTGGCCCCATATTTACAAACGTATCCACAAGCGGCATTAGGAATGTAGTCACCGGGTCTGGCACAAATGCTCTTGCGCTGAATTTTAGCTTCGCTTCGGGTGATTCTGGCAGTCCGTATGTCAATTTCACAACCACCGGAGATGCAGTTTTGACAGTTGATGACGTTCGATTTGCCAACACATATGCGTACACCGGATGCAGTCTTATTAGTGGCACGAATCCCGGCGGTTGGTTGCAAGATGGAGCAAATTATTTCATTCCGCTCGGATGGAGTACGAACACTCCACAGTTAGGTTACGCCAACACCGCGTACCCTAGCCCTTCGCGTTTTCTGCTGCCCGCTGGAGATTACAAATTTGCTTGGGATTTTCTTGGCTCAGGAGGTGCCATTACAACTACAGCAAATTTCGGACTGATATCAAACGCCAATGCCGTCGGAAAAACATTCGTCCGAGTAAGCAACTCCGGCGCTGAACTGGGCAGAGGCTTAGGCACTTCCGTTGCGTATTTCCGTGGCACTAATAATATCTATTGGTCGCCCAGTTCCACGGCAACCACATTGCAGTTTGACATTCCATCGGGCTTGACGGTTGAGCTTCGCTCCTACGCAGCAAGCAACAGTACGCTCTACCCCACTTGGTCTTATGACGACAAATTTGGTTATTGGTCAAAAACCGGGCTTACAAACACTTCGTTGCAGGTGCCATTCGCCGCCAATAAAAATCGCGTCGATATGCTTGCATCTGCTGCCAAGGTAGTCACAGTCACACTCGTCAGCTAGGGCATAGCATGCAAGGCGCAAAAATCACAGTTCCCAATGGACGCAGATTCGCCGTTGTTTCTCGCAGCGGCAGCTACTCTATCTGCTGGCAGTCGTTGCCGGAATCGTTGCGACAAAGACCCGCCGACGCAGTAAGGTGGCATCCGATTTCTGTTTCGCCGACGCGCGATGCCCTGTTGAATGATGAGGTTCCAGATGGTCTGTGCTGCATGGTGCGCGACCCTGTTGAGCGATTCCGCTCAAGCTGCGCGCGGCAGGGCGTGAGCGTTGAAGAGGGACTTGAGCTTACCCTCCGTGACGGGCATTTTTGGTCTTTAGAATCCATGGGGTTAATGACCCCCGGCGTAAGGCACTTCCGGTTTCCCGACCAGCTTGATACCTGCGCCGAATGGCTTGGATTAGAAACGCCGGTGCCGCAACTGAACGAAGAAGCCGATGAAGCCAAGCCTGTGCTGACGCCAGAGCAGGAGGCCCGTGTGCGTGAAATCTACGCGGCAGACATCGCCTTATGGGAGTCGCTCCAGTGACCGACCACGAGACCATCACCGTCGCCTTACTCTACGCGGCACTCGCGTTGGTGGGGCCGTTCCTGCTCACGCGGCTCGCGCGTTGGGCGGCGAGCGACCAGGCGGCGAGTCTGGCGGCTGAGATCGCTATGGTCGTCGAGGAGGTGGCGAGGTGAAGTCGCTCTTGCTTGAAATCCTGATGACCTCGGCAGTCACGGGGTTCGTGATCTGGCGATGGACTGCTCTCCTGCCTCGCGTGCTGCGAGCGGTGCAGCCTGTGGCTACGGCGGTGTTTGAGCGGCGGCGCGAGATTGAGGCACTTCAGGAGGAGCCAGCGCGATGAGCAGCACATACAGCCAGCTACCCGGCACAATGAATTTGTCGTTCAGGCGATCCAACGACTTTGCCACGCTCATCGACTTCGACGGCACAACACTCGTCGGGTACACGGCCACGGCGAGCATCACGAGCCTCGTCACTGGTACTACAGTGATACCATTCACGACCTCGATCACCGACGCCTCGGCCGGTCAGGTGCAGATCGCTCTCACAGACACGCAGACCGCCGCTCTCCCGGCTGGCACATACGGATGGCAGCTTGATTGGGTGGCTCCCGGCAGCATCCAGCGAACGGCCTTGAGCGGCACTGTGGAGGTGTACGCATGACACAGATCACGGCGACCGTCAACTCGCAGCCGATCACGGCGAGCGTCAACGCCTCGGGCATCATCTCCGCGAGCGTCGGCTCGTCTGTGGTGACCGCCAACGCGGGCGGCGGCATCGGGCCGCAGGGGCCAGCGGGAACCGATGGAGGGACGCTTGAGCAACTAAGCAATGTGCAGATCGTGTCGGCACAGAACGGCGATTTGCTGCGATACAACGCGAACAAGTGGACGAACGTGAACGAAACACAAGTCACTGACGGTGGAAATTTTTAGTCCGAGGAGGGACTCGCAATGAGCAACGTGATCCGAATAAAGAGACGCAACGCTAACGGTGCCGCGGGCGCACCAAGCAGCCTCCAGCAGGCGGAACTTGCGCTGAATGAAGCAGATGGCGTGATCTACGCGGGCTTCGGCACTGGCGGGTCCGGCGGCAGCGCGACCACCATCGCGTCGATCGGCGGCACCGACTGGGCTAGCAAGACCTATGTCACGTCTCAGAACTTCGTAACCTCGTCTACCGTGCTTGGATATCGTCTGGATCAGTTCGCTGTGCCGACGGCCAGCGTTTCAATGAACTCGCAGAAGATCACGAACCTCGGCACGCCAACGGCTGATTCAGACGCCGTCACGAAGTCATACGCCGACTCGCTACGCAGCGGCCTGGACGTGAAGCAGTCAGTTCGAGCGGCGACCACTGCGAACATCACGCTCTCGGGAACGCAGACGATCGACGGCGTGGCCGTGATCGCTGGCGACCGGGTTTTGGTGAAGGCTCAGACCAGCGGCTCGCAGAACGGCATCTATGTCGTTGCGGCCGGATCGTGGACGCGAGCGACCGATGCGGACACTGACGCCGAGATTAACGCTGGTATGTTCGCGTTCGTCGAGGAAGGCACGACCAACGCGGACACTGGGTGGGTTCTTTCAACGAACGCACCGACAACCATCGGCACTACCTCGCTGGCATTCGCTCAGTTTAGCGGCGGAGGATCGCTCTCCGTTGACGCGACGCTGACCAAGACAGGCAACACGATTGGGCTCACCTCTGGCGTTGCCACCGCTGGCACATACACCAGCGTGACGGTTGACACATATGGCCGCGTGACGGCTGGCAGTAGTCCCGCGGTGCAGTCGCAGATCACGGCGACGGGTTTGCTCAAGGGTGCCGGTGCTGGAAGCGTGTCTGCGGCGGTGGCGGGAACTGATTACCTTGATCCGAATAGCACGCTGGATTGTGGCGCATTCTGATGGCGAACACGATTCAACTATTGCGCTCGACAACGGCTGGCAACAAGCCGTCCTCGCTCGCGTCTGGGGTCATCGGGATCAACGAGAGCGACGGAATCATCTATTACCGCGCCGCCGCGACGGGGGCAGTGACGGCACTGCCGACAGGCTCGCCCCTTTTCAGCTACGCCACGACGGCAAGCTTCCCGGCGACGGGGTCGAGCGGGCTCTATCTGGCGTCGGACACATCCAAGCTCTATCGCTGGGAGTCGACTGTTTACGTTGAGGTGGGGTCGGTTGCGACTGCCGCCACGATTCCCGATGGACTTACAGCCGCTGGCAACCTCTATATGTGGAGCAACTTCCGATAATGGCAACATCACCAGCATTCGCCGTCACGCCTCGCATCGGTGCCGTCTCCGTCGCCACGGCTGACTCTAGCTACACGTCGCCAACCAACGTAGGCACGCTGATTACTGGAGCCAGCACTGGCACTCGCATCGCGGAACTGGTTGTGAAAAGCGCAGCCACATCTGCGGCGGCTGTCGTCCGTATTTTTCTGTACGACGGCTCAACCTACTGGCTGTATGACGAAGTTGTTGTTAGTGCTGCGACCGGCTCTAGCACGGTGGCGCAGAATCGCGTCAGCACAACTTACAACAATCTGATACTGCCGTCCGCGTCGTGGTCGATCCGCGTGACGACGAGCATCGCGCAGACCACTCACGTCACCGCGTTCGGAGCCGATCTGTGAATCCCGGCATTTACGGACTAGGCGGGCAGATAGTGACCCCCGTGCAGGGGCCGTTTGCTGGCGTGGCTAGCTCTCGCAAAATGCTATCTATATGGGCATTGCTATTGGGCGGCGGTGGTGGTAGCTGCACCGCCAACCCTGTCAGACCAGCCGGTGGCGGCGGCGGTGGTGGCGTTCTTGAAAACACTCAGTTAGGCGTAATGCTTCAGGCTAGCTTTACGGTGTCAATCGGGGCTGGAGGCGTAAACAATTCCAATGGATATCCGGCATACGCCGCAGTTGGAAATTCGACTCAGTTTGGTACTTTGGTAGCTGTTGGGGGCGGACAAGCGATGGTAGCCGGAAGTTATCTTGGATTTTCCGGTGCGACAGGTGCTGGTCAAATTTACACAGGCGGCGCGATATCGATTGTCCCTTCGCAGGGATACGCTGGCGGCGCATCGATTGCTTCCGCAACCGCAAACGGCGGTGGCGGCGGGGCTGGTGCTGTTGGTGGAGATGCAACTTCAGGAGTCGCAGGCAGCGGCGGGGCTGGAAGAGCATCTGCGATCACTGGAACGACTGTGTTTTATGGCGGCGGTGGTGGCGGCGGCGCATACGTTGGAACCTCCACGGCCGGAGCCGGAGGCGCGACAGGTGGAGGAAACGGCTCTTCTGCCGTCGCTTCAGCCGGGTCCGCTGGTTCCCAGAATCTCGGCGGAGGCGGAGGTGGCGGAGCGTGTAATGGTTCTGCTGTGAGCGCGGGCGGGGCAGGAGGCAGTGGCGTGGTCATCCTCCGTTGGAACGCATCGCAGGCAGTCGCCATTCTCTCATCGGGCCTCACTGCTACTCGCACTACAGTCGGCACTGACACAGTGCTGACCATCACGGCAGGCACCGGCACAGTATTCTGGAGCTAACGTGGCACACTACGCTTTCATTGACAATCAAAACATCGTCACCGAGGTGATCGTCGGGCGCGACGAGAACGAGGGGGTCGATTGGGAGGCCCATTACGCAGAGGTTCGGGGTCAACGCTGCCTGCGGACCTCGTACCACACGCTAGGCGGCAAGCGGCCTGATGGGTCGCCGGGGTATAGGCTGAACTACGCAGGCATCGGGATGCTCTACCGCGAGGACATTGACGGGTTCATTCCGCCATGCCCCGGCGAAAGCTTTGTGTTGGACGAGGCGACGGGGACGTGGGTGGAGGCTTGACGCTGCTGCGACACTGCACGCATGGCACCGTCAAGGACTCACCGCGTGAAGTTGGCCGGTCGTATGTGGACCTGGTGCTACACGCGGCTGCGTGGCACCGCTGACGGCTGGCAGCACGACAGCAAAGACACGGTGCTGATTCACGATAAGCTGCCGCCGCAACGCCGCATGGAAGTGGACCTGCACGAAGCGTTGCACTGCCTCTATCCAGATCTGTCCGAGGAAAGCGTCACAGACGGCGCGAGAGACTTGCGCCGCTTGCTCTGGCTGCTAGGGTATCGACGGGCCGACTAACGCATGGAGGCGAAATGGCAAAAGCGAAACCCAGCCTGCTTGACGACGTCCGTGATGCGATGGCGGCAGTTCGCCACGGACAGGCCAGGTGGTACGAGCGTGTGGCACCAGAGCACCAGGCGGAACTCGCTGCCATCAAGGCAGCTTGGCGTGCCGGTGAACTCGGCAAACGGAAGAAAACGCTGGCAAGGGATCTGTCTGCCCGGTTGCGTGCGCGTGGTATCTCCGACGTTGGCGAACAGGGGGTGATCGCATGGCTCAGCGACGCTTGAGGGACGAGATCGCTGAAGACGTGAGTCACTCGCAGCAGCTGGCCGCCGACGCTGAGCTCGCCCGACTGCGGTCGGAGCTGGCGACGTATCGAAATCGGTACAAGGCGGCACTTGCTCAGATTGACCGGGAGCGGGAGCGTAATGACGCCCTGACAAGCCTGTCTGGCATCAAGCCTGTTGCCAAGCCTTTGGCCAAGTCTGCCAAGGCAGCAAAGAAGCACGACGCCACTGCTGTGCTGATGCTGTCGGATGTCCACTGCGAAGAGCGCATCCTGCCTGAGACTGTCAATGGAGAAAACGACTACTCGCTCGACGTATGTCAGCTTCGGATGAACGAATTGCAGGAGCGGTTTCTTGCCTGCCTAGAGCACGAGCGGAACCAGGCGAACATTCGCCGCGTGCTTGTTTGGCTCGGAGGCGATTTCATTACTGGGCACATCCATCCTGACTGCATGGAGGTAGCCCAGCTGTCGCCCATGAATGCCACGAGGTGGATTGCTGAGAGGCTACGGTCTCTCATCGACGCGGTGTCTGATAGCGCAGAGTCTGTCATCGTCTGCACAAACGCTGGCAACCACGGGAGAAGCACAGAGAAGAACCGCATCGCCACGGAGCTTGATCACTCGTGGGAGCAGATGATGTACTTCACGCTCGCACGCGAGGAGAAGAAAAAGAATGTGTCGTGGAGGATCTCCGAGGGGCATCTTGGCTACGTTGACCTAGATGGTTTTCTGGTTCGCCACTGCCACGGTCACTCAATTCGATTTGCTGGCGGCGTCTACGGTCTGGCTCTGCCAGCCAGCAAGGCAATCGCCAGGTGGGACGCAGGCCGCAGAGCGGACCTGACCATATTTGGTCACTACCACTCGTTCGGCTGGCTGCGCGGTGCGCGGTACGTGGCAAACGGCTCGGTGATTGGACACTCGCCGTACGCTGAAAGAGTCGCATCACCGGAGCGGCCATGCCAAGGAATGGCGATCGTTGATCATGGCAGGCGAGAAGTGACGCGGGCATATCCATTGTTCTGCGACCGCGACCTAAGAAAGGGAACCAAATGAGCCTTGACCAAATGCTGCTTGCAAACTCTGAACTGCGGCACGCCGTTGAAACACGGCTGGCTGGCGGATGCTGCGACGGCGGCAAGTGCCAGCCGAGAGCAATTGACCTCCCCGCAGACATGCCCTTTCCGCAGCCAGACGAAAGCGACGACGACGATGAGGACGACGTGCTGCGACTGGCGGGCGACTCTCTGCTGCATGCGGGTGTTCACCCAACGTCGCAGAAATATCTCGACCTGCTCGACACGCTCCGTGAGTTGCACCTGAGTAAGAGCAGCGACTACGGGTGCCCGAGCGGTACCGATCCGCTTGCCAACATCCGCAACGGCGCGACGTTTGTCGGCATTCCGGCGTTTAAGGCCGCGATGGTGCGGCTGTCCGACAAGGTGACGAGGCTCAAGACGTTCAACGCCACAGGCAAACTGCACTTTGAAGGAGTCGAGGACACGTTGCTCGACCTCGCCTCGTACTCGCTGTTGACGCTCGTCTTGTACCGCGAGGATCAAGGCAAGTGACGCAGCCGCTCACCGACGATGACCTCGCACAGATGGAACACCGGGCACGGCGTTTCAGTGGGGCGTACACCGGCACCAGCGGCACGCTCGCGGCGGACGTGATCCGACTGCTACGAGAGCGACAACGACTCTTGGCTGAACTGGCACGCAACGCGGAGCGTGTCGGGCCGTACTGGCAGCAGCCGCACGACTAGGCCACGGCGCGGCGGCAAGGGGCTTTCCACCTTTCACCCTTGTCGCCCGCTGTGTGCCTAGTCGGCTTTTTTCCAGCCCATCCAGAATGCGTCGCACCAGACTCGCTTGAATCCTGCGCCGCCTTCAACGCCGAGCAGGTTCGCAGACTTGCGAGCGAGTGCATCCAGCTCTGCCGAGGTTGGCTTAATGGCACCCTTCCTCGCCATCTCATGGCCGACAACAAAGCCATGCTCAAACGTCGGGTCGCTGGCTGGTTGGGATTGCTGCTCGTTGCGTGATTCCTCGCGACGCCGCTTCACGCCCTCGGGGTCAACGATCTGCAAGATGAATCCGACTCCTGCCACCAGGGCGATACCGGCACCGATCAGTTTCGCCAGCCGCAACAAAGTAGATTTCATTTGACGTCTCCTAGGAAAGGGGTTGTCAGCCACTCTACGGAGGGGGCCGGCGGATTGCTAGACGGTGGCGTCCTCTGGCAAGGATTCACGCTTTGACGAGTGATTTTCCCGAGCGGGACACTTCCGCCTATTCCTGTGCTATTTTCCCGTGCGGTATCCCGAGCGGGACATATCGGCAAACGTCGCTTTTTAGTCGCTTTTGGGATACGTCTGGGGGACGTGTCGCTGCGCACAACGTGACGGAATGAGAGATTACGTGTGCAGTCGAGCAAGCAGATTGCGGAGGGTGGCCTGCCGCTCCACAACTTCTTTCACGCTCAATGCCATTTCATCTGCGTATAGGTCTAGGGACACGATAGCCCACTCAATCGCCTCTCGCTCCTCGTCGGTGAGGTGAATAGCTGCGGGTGGTGCGGGCGGTGCGGGCGGCGGCTCGCTAATTGCTTTTGGGAACAAGTGCATCGTCATTTCAGTCGCTCCAGCAGCGAGCGGAGCGTGGCGACTTGGCACCACCAGCACCGAGTCCATCGGCCCGCACATCTATGGCACACGCCACGATTCATTTCAGCCGCTCCAGCAGCGAGCGGAGCGTGGCGGCGGCGGCAAGTTCTTTCTTGCAGTTCGTGCCGTAGTATTCGTCGTCAAGTTCTGCCGCAGCAATCTCAATCGCCTCCCGCTCCGCGTCTGTGAGCGTGGCGTCTAGCGTCACCGTCACGTTGCCGCCCTGCACCGAGAGCGTGGCGTCTTGGTCTGCGAGTAGTCGTATGGCTCTGCGGAGTCGCTCGTTTTCGTCAAGCAGCGATTGCGTCAGCGAAATACGCTCCACCAAAGTTTTGAATACGGTGTCCGTAAACTCTCCCTGCACACTACCCTCGCTGGGTGTAGTGTCCCGGTTCGTATTAGTGTTCATGCGTTTTTCGTCGCTTTCCTCATGCGATTGGCTCGTTGTTCCCGCTCGGGATCGCTCGCGGAGCATGGCGTCGGCCCATCGGTATGCGGCACTGCAAGCCCACTCAGGCCACCAAGATGCCATCTTCTCAAGCTGGGCTGCGTCGTCCTTGGTCAGGATGCCTGACAGAGCCGCTGCGGCGAACGTGTCGCGGTCAGTCATGCTTTGCCTCCAGCGGCTTGCCGCAGATGTGGCAGCGGTGATTGCACGGCAGGACTCCGCTCCGCACAAAAACATGCGCGGCGATGGCAGCCGTGAAGATAAGTGACAACGCCAGAATCTCATACCACCGCATCGCTCACCTCTTGCTCAGTCATTAAGCAACTCCGGCCTCTCCCTGAGCATCTCGCGAATGCGATCTAGGTGCTTCGCCGTCTCGTCGCTGATCGTGCCATGCTTCACTAGCCCGCGGCAGTATTGGTCGACCTCCCAGATGACGATCTTGGCGTCACGGCCCTGCATCGCGGCGTCGAAGTCGGATTGCTCGTCGGGCAAGCGGTAGCGAAGGATGACGTGAGGCATTTTCCAGATTCCAGAATATGGAACGCCACTCGGCGGGACTTACGGCAAACCTGCCCGCCGGGCGACGTTGTTCAGTGTGGCGTGGGCGTCAAGTGTGACGAAACCTCGGTATCTTCTAGTTTGCCGTCTGCCTTCCATTCGTTGATCCGCTTGCCGACTCGCAAAGTTCTTTGAAACCACGTTTCGTCTGCCGTGTCTGCCTGCCACTCTCCGCATGTGGTTGACCACTCAATGTCAATTGTGGGCTGTTCCCAAAAGACGCAAGGATCTCCATCTTCGTCAATGCTTTCAACACGTACTTGCGGCGGGAATCGCTGGCACTTGGATTCGTGATCGTTAAAAAATCGGCACGTCAAACAGACGTCGCCTGTCCTCTCTCCGTTATTCATCGCGTGTCTCCTAGCTGGGTACGGCATTCCGCGATTATTGCGTGCGGAGCAATCTACCGGAAATGCCGTACCCGTTGACAGAACTGGTCAAGGCGTCACGCCGCTGGATTTTCCGGCGGCTTCTGTTGGTCTCTGTCGGTCATGTCCTTTAGGTCGAGCGGCGGCAGAAGGTCTATCGCCGTGTGCTTAGGCTTGGCAATGGTGACGTCAATGTAGTGGTTTTTTGTGATGGCACCGCTGCTGTGATCAAGCAGCTGCGTTGCCGCAGCGTCGCCGCCTGCAAGAGCCATGTAGCTGGCGGCTGACTTACGCAGGCCGTGGAAGCCCCTATTTGTCACGCCTGCCCGCTTGCACAGGATGCCGTAGTGATGCCAGAGCGTCGTCTTGTCTGCCGTCCAAGGCCAGACGAGGTCGTCAGGCCCACGCCGGAACTTCTCCAGCCATTTGCACTGATCCTCGCTGATGGCTCGCAGGATGTCGCGGGTGGCTCCCTTTCGCCCTTCAGCCGGGAAGATGACGAACCGCTGGGTGGTGTCAACGTCTTGCCAGCGCAGGGCTAGGTGTGAACCGATGCGCTCGGCAGTCTCCCAACACGACCGGACAAGCGTCGGGAAGAACTGGTTGGGAGGCACCGGCGTGGGCTTTATACGGGGCCGAGGCTGCAAAGCCTGCCGCAGCAGGGCAGACACCTCATCGACCGTGTAGCCTCGCGGTATGCGTCCTGGTGCTCGTATCTGTGCGAGCGTCGGAAACTGGTCGACGTAGCGGCGTTTTGCGCAGTACGTCCACAGGGCAGAGATCTGGTTTCGGTCTTTTTTCGCGGTGGCGGCTGACCAACTGGCACGCCGCTTGGCGATGTAGGTCTGCACCACCAGTGGGTCGAGATGCTCCAGTGTCGGCTCTGTGCCGAGCGTGTCGGCCCAGCGGGCAAACGTCAGGCGGTACTGCCGCCTGCATGACTCATTGTGGGCTCTGAGTATTGCGTACTCGTTCTCGTAGACGTCTCGTAGTATCCTTGCCATCGTGCTTTCTCCAGCCGTTTGGGGTTAGTGCTTGCTAGTATACCAATGTACACAACCCATGCGGCCTATCCTCCACTTGGGTTCTGTACAGTACCTAAGGTAGAGCCGTGACGGTGTCGGAGTCAAAATGGGCGGTTTTTGAGCGTCAAATTGACAGTTCTGCTTTTGGCGTTAATATCTGGGCATGGTCATGGCATTACCCACCGGAAAGACGCTCATCAGCACGGCAGACGCCGCCAAGATTCTCGGCGTCTCGATGGGAAGGGTTCGCCAGCTGGGCCTGCTCGGAGCCAAAAAGGGCGGGCTGACACGCTACTGGGCCGCTCCAACCGCCCTCGTTTTTGACGAGGCCGAGGTCAAGCGGGTCGCCGCCGACCGGCCTAAGACCGGCAAGACCGGACGCCCAAAGGGCGGATTCAAGGCGAACTAGGCGTTTTCCGGCCTAAAACGCACCAGAAAAAATCTTTTTTCTAACCTGTTGACACTTCTAACGCCGAAGCTAGAATACACCCATGCGAGCGAATGAGACTCGCAGCCACGAACCGGAGACGAAACGATGAACGCTCTGATCAGCAACGACCGAGTGGTGGAAATCAAGGTTGGCGAGCAGGCCCGCTACTACATCTCGATGGGCCGCCCTGGCTTCAACCTTCCGGCCAACAACCGGATGGGGTACGCGACGCACAAGGCTGCTGAAGCCGCCAGCCTCCGCTGCGAAATGGCTGGCAAGCTCAGCCGAGGCGAGATATGACATTCTTCGCCCGGCGGCAACTTCGCCGCCGGGCACCGCGACCACAAGACTAGGAGACAACAAATGTCCGCATACACAGAGCAGCCTGAGTACCGCATAGCGTTCACGATGGAATCCGGTGAATGGGACGTGGTCGAGACGTTCCACGCAGCCAACAACGCTGCTGCCAACGAGTACGCCGAGGAAAACTACGGAGACTGCGATTGGTACGTGCTCAACGCGGTCGGAAAAAACATCAACAGCCGCAGCTGACCAATCGACCACGCCCGCTGGCAATTGGGCCAGCGGGCAACACGACCACAACTAAAACCCAAACACATGACCGCAACTGCAACACTCATCGACTCTGACCTTGCCGCCCTACTCGAGTACGGCGCGAAACTAGTTCCCGTGGTTCGCGGCGAGAAGCGGCCGGCTGGAATGGGATGGCCTGGCCTTGCGACTAACGACGAGGCGACGATCCAGCGTTGGCTGGCGTGCGGAAACATCGGCATCTGCCTCGGGCACGGCAACCTCATTGACATTGAGTACGACGACCACGATGCGTGGGAATCGTTTATGGCGATGACCACGGCAGACGGCACGCCGCTGCACGAACTTGAGACGCCGATGTGGACAAGCCAGAGGGGCCAGCATCATCTGTTTAGGCTTGCTGGCGAGTTGCCAGCCAAGGCATTCACGAAGACTAAAGGCGGCGTGGAGATCCGCCTCGGCGGAAGAGCAGCTCAGTCTGTGCTTCCGCCGTCTGTGCATCCGTCAGGTCGTCCGTACTCATGGCTTGTCAGCCCGCAGCAGTGCGGCCCTGCCATGCTGACGCTCGATGATCTCGGCCTCACTTACTGATCGACAGGATTCTCTCGGCCAAAAAGGGCCACGCGATGAAACGCCGCATCAACTCATTGATTCAATCGCTCGTGCTGGTCCGCTTCGGCCAGGAGCTCGGCACCGACTCCGACATCGCCCAAGCGGTTGCTCACGGCATCGATCTGATTGTTTCCACGCTCGCTAGGTTTCTCGCTGACGACTTCTAACGCCGTCGCTACCTTGCCGCACATCTAACGCCGAAGCTAACGCACACACTATACGGAAACCCAACAACAACAAACCGCTCCACAGCTTGTTTTCCAGCACTTCCGAATCGTTGACTCACAACTGGCCTTTTGTACACTGCGCCCACTAACCAAGGAGATGACCCACATGATCACGAATGACGCCCACCACGCCGAGTACCTCGCCGCTGTAGCAGCGATGCCCGAGCACACGATCAGCCCCCGCCGCTGCCTTGACGGTCACGCCATCGGCGACCACATCACGTTTCGGCTCAAGGGCTGGGGACCGTCGAGCTACGACGACGGGCGAATCGTTGACGTCAATGAGAACCTCAACGTCCTGCTGGTGGAGACGGCAGCGGACATCGTTGAGGTTGACCCGCGACCGTGGCCGGTTGGCAACGTGCTGCCGCTCTGAACGCACACAGGAGCCCGGTGGAACCGGGAACGCCAAGGACGGGAACAGTGCCGCCTAGCAGGATGCGAAAGCGGCTTTTTACGGACGAACAGACACGAAAGGACACGGAAATGTCAGTAGCAATCAGAAAGGCGAAGCGGTCGGCAACCAAGCTGCGGCTGCTTCTCACAGGCCCGAGCGGATCTGGAAAGACTTGGGGCGCTCTGCAAATCGCCAAGGGACTTGGCGGCAAGACGGTGGTGATCGACACGGAGGAAGGCAGCAGCGATCTGTACGACCAGCTGCACGAATTCGACGTGATTGACCTTCGACCGCCGTTCTCTCCAGAGCGGTACATCGAAGCCATCACCGCAGCCGAAGAGGCTGGCTACGAAGTCATCATCGTGGACAGCGTGACGCACTGTTGGAGCGGCTCTGGCGGATGCCTGGAACTGCTTGAGGACGTCGCCAAGGCTCAGTTTCGCGGCAATACGTGGTCGGCGTTCTCGGTCATCACGCCGCGCTGGCGGGCGTTCGTGGACAAGCTGCTGCGGTCGTCGGCCCACATCATCTGCTCGGGACGCAGCAAGACCGAGACTGCCCAAGTGGACGACCACGGCAAGAAGAAGGTCGCCAAGTTGGGGATGAAGCTTGAAGCCCGCGACGGGCTTGAGTTTGAGTTCACCAGCGTGCTCGACCTCATCCACGACGGGCACTACGCGACGGTCAGCAAGGACCGCACAGGACTCTTTGCCGGTGATCCCAAGCCCATCACGGTGGACACAGGAAAGCGGATTGCTGAATGGCTCTCAGGCGGCAAGGCCGTCGAGGACCAGGCGGTGATCGACGGTGCGAAGAAGGCGATCAGCGACGCCACCAGCGTTGACACGCTCGACAGATTGAACAGCAGGATCGCCCAGCGGTTGACCGAGGGGCGGATCTCGCACGAGACGACGATGGGGCTTATGTCGGCTATCGCCGACAAGAGGATGGAACTGAACCACAACACGGCTACGGCCTGACAGAAAGGAATGGATTCTCATGGATTTCATGCTTGACGACGATTTGCCCACGGCAACCCAAACGATGCAGGAGCGCGAGATTGTTCCGGTTGGCATCCACACGATGTCGATCGTGAACGTCGAAGAGGGGCCAAACGAGTACAAGCGGTCTGACGCCAACCCTGACGGGCTGTGCATCAAGCTGCGGCTCTCAACCGGCACCTACAAGTTCGTGTTCGACGACATCCCGAAGCACCTCGCGTGGAGGGCGAAGCAGCTGGCCGAGGCTGTCGGTATCGTGCCGGTCGGCGGCAAGCTGTCGCTCTCGCCTGATGATCTGGCCGACAAGACCGTCACGGTCGAAGTCAGCCACTACACGTCGAAGGCTGGCAAGGTGTCGGCTGTCGTGAAGCGGTACGTGCCAGCGACAGCAGCACCGGCTTCGGTTGCACCTGCGAAGCGCCAGACGTTGCCGCAGAAGGCTCACGCAGCGTTTAAAGAGGCGGCGGGCTCGGACGACATCCCGTTCGCTTGGCTGATGGCGGCGTTCGTCGCTGCGATTGGAGGTGCTGCATGACGAACCTCTACAAGGCGAGCGTGAGCGACCACACCCTTGGCCAGCACGGCATCGGCTACTTCGTCCAACACGGCGAACCGCAGACGGTTGGCGGCAACCCGATGGTAAAGCTCTCCGGTGGCGTGCTCGTTCCTGCCAAGGGCTGGCACGCCGAGCACAGCGACGCCGTGCTTGAGGCGGCGCAGAGGATTGAGGCTCTCGGCCATCGGCTACTCGCCCAGGCCGACAGGCTGCGAGCAGAGGCGGCGACGAAAGATCCGGTGACGGCATGAGGCGTAGATACCAGCCTGATCCAGAACCGGCGTGCATTGGGCTAGACACAGTTGTGCATGAGCTAGAGCGACTTGGGAGACCAAGAATGGCTGATTTTGTGCGCGGCTTTGAGCGGAACGAGCAGGATCTTGTCCGAGAGTCTCGCCGCTGGCAGACGCTGTACGAGCAACTGCGTGGGCCTGTTGAGCATGCGCCACGAGAGAGGCCGTTTGACCCGACTCCACCACCGGAAGCGAGTGACTGACTGCGACCGGCACGCCATTGCCGTAGCTGCTTGCATCGGAGCAGCGTTGGTCGCCCAGCGGATGGGTGGCGAGTAACTGCCGCAGCTGCGGCTTGACTCCAACAGGTAACGCAGCCGGATGCCCCACGAGACGGGGCCAATACACACGGAGGTGAGTGGTGAAGATTTACCTAGCAGGACCGATACACGGTCGCCTCGACATTGAGTGCAAGGCTTGGCGAAGCGAAGCCGCTGGCATTCTTGGCGTCCACGACATCGAGTGCGTTGACCCAATGCGGCACGACTATCGCGGCGTTGAAGACGGCGCTGCCGAAGAGATCGTCGCCTTGGACAAGGACTCCATCGACGAATGCGACCTAGTGCTCGTCAACGCCAACGAGCCCAGCTGGGGCACCGCGATGGAGGTGTTCTATGCCAACAGCATCGGCAAGGACGTCGTGGCGTTCAGCAACGCTGAGTCAATCAGCCCGTGGCTGCGTGTCCACACTACTGCGATTTTTGGAACGCTCTCGCAGGCGTTGAGCGGAATTGTGTTCAGCGAAGCCGCAGGAATGAGGTGAACTGTGCCAGGACGACCGCCAGTACCAGTCGATCGCGTCAAGCAGCTGCTCGACCAGGGCGTGAAGCAGAGCGTAATTGTCCAGAGGCTTGCAGTGTCCAAGTCGGTTGTGTCGTGCATCGCACGAGGCATCTATCTGGAGCAACGCAAATGACCCGCCCTCACTACATCACGCCGCCGCTCGAAGAGTCGCTGCCGCTGTTTCGACGCACCGATCCAGCGACGAGCAAAGCCGCAGCCGCACAGGCAGGATGCCTCGCTGAACGTCATGAGAGGCAGATCATCGCCGCGTTGCTAGATGGCCCTCGCGGGTCCAGCGGCATCGCCAATCTGTGCGGCCTGCTTCCGCACCAAGTCGGCAAGCGGCTTGCCAAGCTGGAGCGTGACGGGCGGATTGCGCAGACGGGTCGAGTTGTAAGCAGCGCAAGCGGGCGCGGCGAGCGTGAGTGGATGGTGACGGCTCGATAGGCATGGCGGCAACAACAGGCAAAGGAATGCCAGTGGCAAAGACAACTGAATATGCGTGCGACATCCTTGGAGAGTATTTCGCCAACGCGACATCGCTTCGCATTAAGTGTCGAGAGATCATCGACAAATACCTTTTTGAAGGCTGTGCAGAAGAGTTAGAGATGTCAGCCGATGACGCTGCCTTTTTCGTCGAGCTCGTTCGTCTGCGCGATAGCTCAAGGATTCCTGCCACCACCTACGTTCGGAACGTCTTGCGATCTACGCGCGATGGACAGGTCGGGCGTCACGTAGTTTTCCAGTACGGAAACGGCTCTAGGGACATGATCGGCTGGAGCAAGATCTGCGGAGGCAGGCCAGCATCGCGAGGCGTCGCGATTAACGCCATGCGAGAAGCCGTCAGGCAGCAGATGCAAGAGGCTTATATCGCAGGCTGCGATGCCGTTGGCTCCGATGCCGTTGTTCATCACGACGGCATGCCATTTTCAGAAATTGCGGAACTCTGGCTCCGTCAGATTGGCGCGACGCCAGAGCAGTTACCGCTGATGGATCTGTTTGATGGCGGTGGCTACACGCTTGCCCCTGGCCCGCTGCGTGAGTCGTGGCGGGAGTTTCACAAGAGGCACGCCACGCTTGTGGTTGTCTCTCAACGGTGGCACATCGAGCACCACGCGCAAGAGCGAGCGACAAAGAAAAGGAATGCCGGATGACATCTTCAAAAAGAATGCGGACAGCCGAGCCGCCTATTTCGCCGAGCGCAATTCCTCAGTCACTGCGCGACATCCCTCGGTGGATCTGCTGGGACTACATGGACTACGGCGACGGCAAGAAACCACGCAAGGTGCCTATCAGCGCTGGTGGTGAGTACGGCACGAACTACAACGATCCCTCTGCATGGAGGTCGTTTGATGCCGTAATGCGCGAAGCCAACGACCGTGGCGGCCTCGGCGTCGGATTTGTTTTCAGCGATGAGGACGACATCGTCGGCGTTGACCTCGACAACTGCTATGACGAACAGCAGTGGATTAAGCCGTGGGCAAAGGACGTTTGCAACGTCTTTTGTGGTGCCTTCTGCGAGCTCACGCCATCCGGCATGGGCCTGCACTTTATCGGAAGATCACCCCGCATTGCCGGTCGCACTCGGATTGAACTCCCAGGCGGAATCGGTGCCGTTGAACGGTACAGCGAAAACAGATGGTTCACGTTCACAGGCAATCCGATATGCGAAGGCGATGTAATTGACATATCGCTTCCGATGGAATGGCTCGAACGGCAGTATTTTCCCAAGCAGGAACCGACGCTACACAGCGAAAAGTCATTTGAGACTGATGTTGAGCTTGATATTGAGCTTGCTCGCGTGTGCCTAGAAAGCATCGGAAGAAACAGGGCCAGCATCGGAGACGATTGGCGTGCTGTTGGGTACGCATGCAAAGGGACGTCAGAGTCTCTGCGTGATGACTGGATTACGTGGTCTTCCCAGTGGCACGACTTCAGCCGTGAGGAGTGCCTCGACAGGTGGTCAAGGTTTGACTCTCGGAGTGGAGTCGGAACGCTTGTCTACATGGCTGTTTCCGACAGCGGAATGCCGTCAACGCAACTGAGGCGTGAGGCATGCGTACGGCTTGGTCGCATTTCGTCCCTGAGCGCCCCGATCGTCGCCGTTGATGACCGACCATCACCCACCCTCATTGATGCCATTGACGATTGGATTCGGCAGGAGGAGACGCCAGCGATTCCGACCGGCATCCCATCGCTCGACAGGCTGTTCGACGGTGGTCTGCCACTCGGGCAGATGACTGCTGTCGCAGCTGCACCCGGCGTCGGCAAGTCTGCCTTGGCACTCCAGTTGGCGATTGCCTGCTTGTCGAACGACCAGGCCATGAACGCGGCTTGGTGCTTGGGCGAGATGACACGCGCCGCCCTGGCTGCTCGGGCCGTGACTCACTGGGGCGGGCACTCAGCCGGTTTGACGCTTCAGGAAGTCATCAGAAAGGAAGGCGATTCGCGCAAATACGCTTCCGCCTTGGCCTCTGCCGTTGGTGATCGGCTGAAACTGATTGAGCCGCCGCTGATCATCGACCGGATAGAGAAAGCAGTCGCCAAGGATGGGGTCAAGTTGCTGGTTGTGGACTACCTCCAGCTTGTCCGTAGTTCTCGGGCTTTCACGGACAAGACGGGGGAAATCAACGAATGCCTGCTGAAGCTGCGCGAAATCACCAGCACGATGAATGTCGCCACGCTGCTTGTGACCAACGTCGCCAAGGGTGTCGATCACAACACCGAGATCGGCAACATCGGGAAGGGGTCAAACCAGATCGACTTTGACGTGGACAATTTCCTTTTTGGCCAGAGGACCGAGGAAGTGGGTGCAGACGGGGAAATCAAGGTCTTGTGGCACTGCAAAAAGCTGCGGCAGGGAGAGCGTCGCGACGTGGAGCTGTGGTTCCACGGCAAGTACCAGACGTTTGAGGACACATCCGTTGGCGAGATCGCCGACTTTGCCGCCTGGAGCCCCAAGGATGGCAGATGACAAATCAAAGAACGCTAGGGGCGAGCTACGGCGTCGCCACAGGGGGATTCTGGAAAGCGGGCGTATGGCCGAACTCGGAAGCGAGGGGCGTCTAATGCTGTGCTACGCACTCCATTTCGCAGATTACGAGAAGTGCACGCTACGGATGAGCGTCAGGGGTGCCGCCAAGTTTCTTGGGGTCCGCCCGACGTCTGTACATCGGGGCATTCACCAGTTGCTTGACGCATCTGTTTTGATGCTTGCTGACAAGGCGACTGGCGGTGCTAGGTCTGTGTACGAGCTTGCGATCCCCACCGATGGGGGCGCACACGTAGCGTGTACACCCTGTACACGTAGCGTGAGCGCCCCGTACACGAGGCGTGTACAGAGCGCACACGAGGCGTGGACAGCGCGTACACAAGGCGTGAACGGCGCGCACACGCTACGTGGCCCCTTACAAGTAATTCCCATTGGTAACCAATTTACCAATGGGGAATTCAATGAAGACACACCGCCCGATTCGGCAGGTAGGAAACCTGCCGAACGGGCTCAAGGAAGGGAGTAGACGCATGGAAGCATCGGCAGCAGACCGCCAGCCATTGACGCCACGCAAGGACGACATGCGGACGTGGATCGCTGGGTTTATTGACACGCACGGGTACAGTCCGACCGTTCGAGAGATCCAGCACGCCTACGGCTGGGCATCGCCTAATTCGGTCATGTGCCATCTGCGGCCCATGCGTAAGCATGGATGGGTGACGTGGCAGGACGGCTGCTCGCGGACGCTGCGCGTGATCGGCGGTGACGCATGAGCGACGAAGGATGGGTTTTCAGTGGTTCGCCCCGCGACGTCGTGGCGGCGCTGATGCAACGAGCATGGGACGACGAAGTCAACGACGACGACCGGATTCTGCTTGAGACGGCAGCGGAGACGCTGGCGGACTCGCTTGACCGCAACGTCAGGCTTGCGCAGGTGATTGAAAGGGCGGGTGTGGGGCTATGACCACCGAAAACCTCGCCATGTTGGCTGTTGGACAAATCATCGCTGCGGGCATGTTTTCCCTCGGCGTGTTGGTTGGAAGTTCTCTACGAAAGGAATCAAAGGATGACAGCAACGAAGGAACGACGAAAGACGAAGGCTGGTGGCATCAGCCTGTCAGCACCGGAACTCAAGGCGGCGCTCGCAGCAGTAGGCCAGGCGGTTCCGACAAGGTCGCCACGGCCCATCTACCAGAGCGTGCTCCTGTCGGGAGGGGTTCTGTCTGGGAGTGACGGCGACGTGCGTATTGACGTCACGTTGGAAGTTGATCCCGGCATCAATTTCCTGCTGCCGAAGGACAGGCTTTCCGCCATCCTCGGCAGTTTCACTGGCGACGAGATCACGATCACGCCTGACGAGTCGTGCTGCGTCATTAAGGCTGGCAGAGGCGAGTGGACGCTGCCGACCGAGGACGCTGGCGAGTATCCGGCGTGGACCGTTGACGGTGCGCAGCCTGTCACACGGTTGCCGGTTGATCAGTTCTGCCGTGCCGTCAAAGGTGTGGTATTCGCCGTGGATGACGAGTCGAGCCGCTACGCTCTCGGTGCGGTGCTGGTGGAAGTGAAAGGCGAGGTTGTCACGTTTGTTGCCACGGACGGCCGAAGGCTCTCGTGCGTGAACTGCGAGCACGACCTTGCGGTGGACGACTCGCAGACGCTCGTCCCGGCTCGTGCAATGGCAATCATCTCGCGGCTCGCAGCTGGGTGCGGTGATGCGAGCGTGCAGCTTGAGGCAACCAAGAACGAAATCGTCGCCACAATTGGCAACGCTACCGTCACGGCTCGCCTACTCGACGGTCGCTACCCTCGGTGGCGCGACACGCTGCCGGATCGTGACGCCAAGGCCACGACGGTCAGCCGTGCGGATCTGCTCGCAGCTACGCGGGCCGCAGCCATCGTGACCAGCGAGGAGAGCAAGGGCGTGCAGTTCGTGTTCTCTGACGGCGGTATCTGGCTGCACGGGCAGAGCGCCGAGAAGGGCGAGTCGAGCGTCACCTGCGATGTTGTCGAAGCCGGGGACAAGGCGACGGTAAAGCTTGACCCGTTGTTCGTTCAGCAGTGGCTTGGCGGCATCGACAGCGAGGCAGAGCCAGAGGTCGAGGTCGAAGCCGTTGACGCACAGTCTGCCGTGATACTCCGATGCGGCGACAACACGGGCGTGATCATGCCACTGGCGGTGGACGGCTGATGCCAAGCGGACGTGAGGTTGAATACTGTGCGTTGACATTGCACCGGCTGTGGGCGCGCGGCGACTCTTACCAAGAGATCGCCGCCGCCCTCGGCTGCTCGCAGTCGTTTGTCGCCAGACTGAAAGTGCGGCATAAGTTGCCACATCGTCAAAAGCCAAATCGGGAAATCTTTGACGACGATCCGACGCCAGAGGAAATAGTCCAGCGTGCCGCTGAGTGCCGAGCACGTCGAGTGCAGCCTGAGCCAAAGGGGGAGCGAGTCAGCGTGGCTCGGTACTCGTGGGATGGTCGCCGTTTCTACGCAGCTGGGTGACGCATGATTCAATGTCAAGTATCTCGCGTGCATGACTTTGTGCCGCAAGTTCGCTTCACCTGCGCGAGCCTTTGCCGTCCCGGCTCAGAGATGCAAAAAGAGTTCACGGACGGCACTGACACTCTTGTGGCTGTTGTTTGCAGCCTACATCCCGTGGCGTGGGCCTGCTCACACGTCTGGCGAGACATGCAGACGCTGGAAGGATTCACCGACGCGAAGCACCGCCGCCGAGGCTTGCAACGCTTCGCAGCGACGGGCCTCATCGCCGCGGGGCACCTTGACATACGTCAACCCGTCGCCGTGTTCTCGCCCGACTGTGTTGGCTTGACTCGCTCGCTAGGGTTCAAGGAAGTGAAGCTGTTCCGGCGGACGGACGGCAACGATTGGATCGAAGTTCCATTGTGAAAGGAATCCTATGCGAAGTTTCTTTCTGACTCTTGCGATCTGCTGCGGTGGTGCCACGGCCCAGGCTGACGGCTACGTCATCCATGCCAACACCGTGAACATCACCTCGGCTCAGCAGGACGCCGATCATATGGCCCGCACGGGCATCCTGCGGCACTGTGGTCGCGCTGGCGGGCGGCGAGAGGGTATCGGTATGTCGTCTGCTGGCCCTGACGCTGCCCTGCGAAATTGCTGTTTTTTTGGGCGATACCGCATCGCTGAAAAGGGCGTGGCGTTCTGCCCGCTCAAGCGAGTCTGGTTTGCCGTAATTCGCTACGCGGACTGACAATGCAAAACGACGAATGGATCACAGTCGAGTTTTTCGGCGGTCCGCTGGACGGAGCCCTACGCCCCGTCCAGCGGGCTGTCGCCGTTTACTACCTCGCAAGCGGCGCTGTGATTCATGCGTACGCCTTGGACGAGATGTGGGACGGCCAGCGCATGCGTCAGGTCATGCGGCATCTTGAGATCGTGCATTGCGCCAGCCGGTTTGCTTGACGCCTCTGCGATGCTCGGTGCATGAAGCCGATCACGTTCACTGTGCCAGGGCAACCAGTGCCACAGCCACGTCCGCGAGTGTCGTCTCGCGGTGGCTTCGCTAGAGCTTACGTGCCTGCTCGGCATCCGATTCACGCCTACCGTGCTGCGGTGGCGGCTGCGGCAAAGGTTGAAGGTGCGGCAGTGACCGACGAGGCGGTTCGTGTCGTGGCGACGTTCTTCTTTGCACGTCCACCATCACACAAGACGAAGAGCGGAATCAAAAAGACTGCTCCGATGCTGCCGCGCGAGGACGTCGACAACTTGGCGAAGGGTGTACTGGACTCTTTGACTTGCGTTGCATGGCATGATGATCGCCAGGTGGCGAGCTTGACGGCTGAAAAGCGATATGCCGAAAGGGGTGGAACTGTGATCACAATTGGCCCGGCGAATCCAAGTTGACGAAGCCCGCTTCCGCACTATGTGGCTAGCAGGCATCTCCGTTGCTCGCATTTCTGCCGAGTTGGGCATCGCCACGGACTCTCTTAACCGCGTACGTGCACGACTCGGCCTCGCAGCACGCACACCGCAGAGTCGAGCCAAGCCGGGCGAGGTATACCGCGACCCGACGCCAGCGGAGATAGCAGAGCGTGCAGCTGCTGTGCGAAAAACGTGGACGACAGAAGTGCGAGAAAAGCGGCGCGTGACAAAAACACCGCCCCCGTATGAATTCCCAGTCGTGCGACTTGGTGACGTTGACGATGCAATCAGCGAGTGGCTGTAGGATCGATTCATGGCAACCAAAAACACGCATGTGCGAGTCATCGTCTCAGTGGACGAACGCGAAGTCATGCTGACTCTGGTTGACTCAAACGGCACGCTGCTGGAAGAGGACAAGTTTGGCCTCTCAAGGGGATCGCAGCCGATTGTGCCTCGATCCGTGGCCAAAGACGTGTACCAGTTGCTCTACCAGTGTGCCAGTGATGCCACGCTAGGCGACGACGACTGAGCGACGGAACGCCGCCAGCCTGCCTACGCTGTGAGGATGCAGGAAGCACAGGCCAGCATCATTGACCAAGTTCGGCTGGTGCAGGAGTATTGGCCGCTCGTCACGCTCGGCAGGCAGGCACTCGCCGAGAGCGACCCGTACAAGCGGGCAATGCTGCTGGCCGACGCGGTTGAATGGATGGCGAGCAAGAGTCAGACGAGGCTCGACGACGAAGCTGTGCGACTCATCACAGAACTGTTCCGCACGCCGCAAGGCGAGCAACTGATCCGCTGGGCACTTCACAAGGTAGAGGCAATCCAATGACGTTCGTGCAGCTTGCGATGGTCGGCGTAGCCGTTGCTCTCGTTCTTTCCCCGACGCTTCGCATCGTAGGGCGATGGTTTCTTTCGTGGGCCGTGGCATCTGTTGAGCAAGAACTCAAGAAAGCTGTGCCCGCACTCGCTGACCAAGTCGAAAAGCTTATCCCCGACGTGACGCCGCCGACAGACGTTGATA